TAATATTTTGTTTTGTTCATCACACATCTTTTTAGATACACCAAGATACTTACGAAAGGTTAATGATAATCTATTATTTTCTGTTTCATAATCACTATTGCCATAAATGTAATCAGTATCACCTCTATCCGTTTCTATACGAACATCCATATCACCGTATCTACAACTATTAGAATAAGAGTTTAGGTATTCATTTCTTGCTTGTGCTGGTTTCATAAACACAACCATAAGCGTTAATAGAGCAAGAAGTAAAAAAGTGAACCGTAAGTCCATCCTCAGCACTTCCATATTAGTTACCGTTCACATCACGGTTAAGGTCTTTGATGTCCCACGCCTGGTCTCTAACTTTTTCTGCTAGTTCTCTATATAGATTTTCTGCCATCTCCCAAGTACCTTCTGCTCTGGATAGACGCTGTTTTAAATCTGTATTTGAGTCATTAACAACTTTTAAGTCTCTTTGTAAGTTAGTTAATGCTGATGAATTTGCGTTTATAGTATCTGTAAGATTAATTACATATTTGATACCTGTAAATGACCCAACTAATATTGAGGCAACGACTGGTATCATTACTATATTCTTTTTAAGTAAATCTGTTAATTGCATAAGTTCCTTTTAATGCAATTCAATATGTGATGTAGAATAATGTAGTGGTTTGTTTAGAAGTATTTATAAGAACAAAGGGGTCCAGAAAGGACCCCAATGCCATTAAAGTAATGTGGAAAGAGAGAGATTATTCGTCTTCAGCGAGTTTTGAAAAGTAAGATAATGTATCATCATCTTCAACGCTAGACGCCTCATTACTTTGAACCGAAGCAGGCGCACTAGGTGTCGCAGCTGCACTACTAGTAGTAGGTGGGAGGTCTATCTCACTAGCAGTCTCGGTATTCTTTGAACCAGCAACCACACGATTAAACTTCTCTTTAAGTTCATCATAAGATTTAAAATTTGCTGCTTCTAGGAATGCTTTAAGAGGATATTGTTTATTCCAGATACCTTTGATGACTTCATCATCTGTAGTAATTGGACTAACAGCCTCAAATTCGGATTTATCGTAATTCCAGAAACCATCAACTTTTCTGATTTTCAGTTTAAAGTTTGCACCTGTCCAGAAATCAAATGGGTTAATTGGTTTTTCATCTTCAAACGCCGGTTGCATTGCTTCTGTAATCTTATCAAAAATCTTTTTACCGAATTTAAATAAGAAAACTTTACCTTCGTTTTCAGGATGCTTGGGATCACTCACAACATAGATGTTTGAGTAGTATGATAATTTTCTTTTTCTCTTACGAGCAATCTCTTTATCACTATCTACACCTGTGTTCCATAATATAGTATTCTCTTCTGACACAGGGTCTTTCTGACCTAATGTAGTTAGAGAGTTTTCAATATACCATCCGCCAGGTCCTTGAAAAGCGTGAGACCATACTCTTGCCCACGGCATTTCTTCTTTTTGAGGTGCTGGTAAGAATCTTAACACAGCATAACCATTACCAGTTTTATCTAGTTCAGGTTTCCACAATCTGTCGTCTTGGTATTTGTTTTTAGTTTTAGCATTATCCTCAGGATTGAGGTTTGCTTCTATTTGTTTCGTCAATTTGTCAAAATTACTTTGACTATTCTTTAGATTTTCAAAATCCATAGTTTATTCTCCTTGTATTATCGTATTGTTGTATTATCGTATTTTTGTATGTATAATAATATATGTTATTATTTATGCTTCTTTTTCCACTCATTATAACCTTTTATCCACTTATCTTTACACTCATTAGGAAGACTTCTCTCCTTATAACAAGTTCGTAAAGTTTCAGCAGTTTTCACAATAGTATCTAAAATACCATAAACAATTTTATCAAACATAAGTCTCATTATACACTTTCTTTATTCTTTTGTCAAGCACCTGTATAAGCATTTATAATGCCCATAGCAAATATAGCAATCGCTACTCCATTTAACATAATCAATGCTCTATCGTGCCATAACATACCTACTATTAACCAACCTATTACACCTACAAAGTGAAAATAGAGGTTTAATGGGTGTATATTAGTTGCCGTTAGAACCATTCCAATGAGAATAATAACACTAGAAAGCCATTTAATGTACCACGATAAATCACCTTTTGGTGTTATCTTTTTAAATACTCTGGTACTATTTAATTCTTTAATCTTATCGTCAAGTTTCTTTTTATATTCCTCAGTCATACTACTCAATTAAATATCTCTTTCATTATCAGTTTTGTTTCTGTTCTATTGTACCGTAAGAACGGTGCAAACTTCTTTAGTCGTTTAGCATAGATAGGCCAAACTACTTTTTCCTCAATCTCTTTATTCCATTTTCTAGTGAATCCCAATAACTCTTCAAAGACCACAAAAGTTTCATAACATATTTGTTTAGATAGTAGAAGTTTGAAAAAGATTGGATGTTGACCTCCATTAACCACAAAAAGGTCATCAAAAGACAAGCGCTTATTATCCATATTATTCCTAATACTATTACACTCATTCCTAAACTGATAAGTAAAACTATCTTTACGCTTCTTGTAATCAAAGTATATATCGTGGCCATCAGACTTAGCAAGATTGCCAATCCAGGCTTTGTCTTGGTGTAGAAAGTTTGACACAAAGAAGTCAACTGCTTCTTCTGCGTTATATTTTTTAGAAAGTTTGTGAAAGAAGTATTTGTCATTTCGTTTTGTAAATGTTTCTAATTTGCAATTGACTTTACCTCCATATGTGATATAGTCGTATGTGTTGGTAGTAAAGTGAAGTTTAATACCCAACCAAATTTTAAATACATCAAATCCTCCATACATTATACAGGTAGTTCACTTGTTTTAGGTAACAGATTTAACTGCTGACACTCTAAAGCAACCTTCTCTTTTAATGCTTTGTTAATTAATGGACCGACCGTTGCTGTGTCAATCTCTCTTTCTTCGCAATAAAGAACGATAGCATCCATATAAGATGTTCTCTTCTCTTTTTTGAAGGCTTCTATTTCTAAACTAAATTGTTTGCTATTCATATTATCACTATACTATAATTAAAGGGGTTTGTCAAGCACTAACACCAGGTTTCTGTTCGTATTGGTCCATAAATTCTTTTGCGTCTTCTTCAGGCATTTCAGCACAACCTATGTTGATTACCTGTGAAGTATCACCTTCTTCTTTTAACTTGTGCATAAGACCAAAAACTAATTCGTTATTATTTCCTTGAACAAAGCTCATACACTCTGGCAGACTATCAAACTTATAAGCAGCGTGATGTCTAGGAAAAGTTTCTCCTTCTGCGTTTAGTAGAATTGCTACAATTAAAAATACCGTTTTCATTTTTCGCTCCTTTGAAAACGAGAAGTTTCTGTTGCCAAGTACCTCTCAAACTCCGTTACCTATTAACTAGGCAGCAAGGGCAAAATTTGCTTCGCCGTTTGAAAATGCGTTTAAGTTCGCCAACTATCAATCTCCAATGGGTCTTCTGCGTCTGTCAATCCTAACACACCCCCCATAAAAACACTAGCGATACTTACGCCACAGATATAACCAATACTTTAACATAGCAGTTCTCCTTCTACTAGTGTGTTTATGGTGGAGGTGTCGGGAGTTGCACCCGAGTCCAGTCCGGTTATTACACCACCATCAACAATTAATCTTTTTTAATTTTTTCGCAAGTCTTCTCGTCTGCATTTAAACCTGTTTCTTTTTCGTATAACCAAACATATGAGTAAACAACATTGTTGTCTTTCTCTACACATTTCTTACCAAAAGATACTCTAGGTTCATTAATAGCACACGCACTTAATAGTCCTGCTAAAAAAATAATACTAATCAGTTTGTACATTTACTTCCTTGTAGTCAAATATTCCGTACACTATGCACTTTTCTCCTTGTGCTGGTGTCTCAATAATGGCCATCATTCTGCCATCTTCGTTTAACCAATGAGATATAGCAAATACTATATCACCATCAATACTGCCTCCGTTTCTACCTAATCCAATACTATGTGGTTTCATTCCGTTTGCGTCTAAAAACTCGTTCATTTGAACGGCAGTAGTACACAACATAGGTGCTTGGCTCTGATAAAATATATTGTTGTCGGCACTTACATAATTACTTGTCATCAAAAACATAATAACGAGTAAAAATTTCTTCATTGTTTCCTTTTGTTATAGAAACAATTAATGTAAATTATTTCGCTGTCTCTAACTTTTTGTTCTCGTAATATTTATAAAAGTTTTCAATTGATTCTTTCAATTGTGGTTTGTAATCTTCTGGTTTCTTAATCCACTCTTGCATAGAACCGTCTTCTCCTGCGATTAATATGACGATTTGTTCTATCGGTGTACCGAATATCTCCTCATACATAATTGCATAGGCAGTTGTCTGTAAAAAGTAGTTATCAATCCACTCTTCAATCTTTTCTTTGTTAGCAGTTTTGAAATCAATTACTGAAAGTTTGTCTCTATATTGAGCGATACAATCAACTTGACCTGCAAGTGTTAACTCTTTAGAGTACATAATCTCTTCAATCAAGTGTACATCACCAATGTTCTCTAGGTAGGGTCTCATTAACCTGAATAGACCAAGAGGTAGTACACCTCTTTCACTAGGTGTTTCACCTTTGATATAGTTCTCTACTAGATTGTGAGTTGCTTTACCACGGTTTGCGGCTCTTCGCATTTCAAAGTTAGCGACATCTTCGCCGATACTTTCTCGCCACTTCTTTAGACCTTCTGTTTTTCTGATACCTAGAATAGAGGTTACAGAAGGATAGTTTTGTCCTTCAACTTCGTAAAAACGAATACCATTCTGTCTACGACCTTTTGTATTTGGTAGTAGGTCTTTGTTCAAATCAACAAACTTAAATTCTTTAGCCATTATATTAATCCTTATCTTATTTAATTATCACTTATTATATCATCACACGATACATTTGTCAAGCACCTAACCTTTTTTAGCGTACATATTAATTATATCGTCTTTAGAAAACTCGCCGAGCGCTCACTCTGGTTTGTATTCTTCGTATTGTGTCTTACCTTGGTCGTTTCTAAATGCTCTTAAAGTCTGTTTTCTATTGTCTGTAGTAGACTTGTATGAGCAATGAATCCAACCGCTGTTAGGTTCATCTGTCTTATGGTACTCC